ATCGACAGGTCGCCAGTGATGAACCCGTTCGACTGCCATGAGTACCCCAACTCGCGAACGTGACCGCCTCTTGCAGCGCAGTACACCATGCTGTTGTTGATGATCTCAGGCTGCACGTTGCTCGCGCCAACGTACGACTGCGGACGGACAGACACCGTGGTCGGTGTGATCGCATCGCTGTTGATCGGGCTGACGCGCCATTCCGCTGCGCTGGTCAGGAGGATCAACTGTGTCAACGGGATGACATGACGGATGGTGTTGGCTTCTCGCGCTGCGACACGGAAGTTGATTCGGTCATCGTCCTTGACAGGAAGCGAGTACGACATGTCGCTTTCAGTTCCTGAACGCGTCATCCACATGCTTTGTGGCTCGTTCGTTGTTCCGGCAAACACCCGACGCTGCTCAAAGTAACTCACGGCCTGTGGGTAGTTCCCTGCCGACATAAACACCGGGTCAACGATGGGAGGCGTGATCCCCATATCAGGCGCAATGTTGTTGTCATTGAACGAATTAGTATCTGATTGTCCGATATAACCATACAAACCATTTTGCTTCTTGTAGATGTTGTATCGCAATGCACCCGACACAGCCGTCCATGTCAGATCATTTGACGCGCCTGTCACATGCAGGTTGTTGTTTACTGTTCCCGAAGGACTAGCAACGCTTTCATCAAACCCGTTTGCTGCAATAGATGTGATGACGTAGTAGTTGTCAAGGTCTTGCGACTGGTTTGCGTACTGAACACTTCCACCACTTGTGTAAACACCAACAGGTGGATTGGTGCTGTTAAAGTGCGCCCCGGTCGTGTAATACTGAACTTCTAATTTAGTAGCAGGAGTTGCTTTATGGATGATCCAAAATCCATTTGCCTCTGTCATTCCAAGAACACCGCTAATTTCAATTGGATCGCCAGCAGATAAATTATGTTCGGCAACGGTTGTAATTACCGCAATTGCGGCGTTTGTAATGCCCGAAATATTAATTGATCGACCGCGATTAGCAGTTACCGTTGGCGCACCAGGTGCTGCTACTGGCGACACAAATAAGATCGTTGACAGCGTCCATGTTGTTGCACCAAGCCGGCGCAATTCGCGTGGTGCGTAGTTTGGGTGGACGATGGTCAGCACATCGGCAGACTGCACATAGTGCAAATCGAACAGGTCAGCCTCTGCGTACGGGGTAGGGATCTCGTACGCGGCTGAAGGAATCAGATACCAATACGTTGCATTGGTTGGCAGATTGCCTGTTGACGCAAGAATGCAATAGTAGTTGTTCCCCAAATAACTGACCATGCTTCCAACCGTGTATGGGGTCGCACCATTGTATGCCGCTCCAGTTCCTGCCAACAGCGTTGCACCTTGCGTGTGAAACCGGACGTACCCATCACCAAGTTCAAGCACCATCGTTTGCGTTGTGCTGAACGTAAACGGGATCAGTCGAGTGCGCTTTGCGCTGTTCTTGACTGCTCGCACAAATGATGTTCCGGGTCGGTTCTCTGCCGGGCCTTGCGGCATGGCAATGAAGTTTCGCAACTTTGCCGCCCCGGTTTGAAACTTGACATCGTCAATGCGTCCAAACATCTCAGGCGACAACTCGCCGCCGGCGAACGAACGGAAGAAGGTGCGTGTCATCGGCATGTTTATCTTCCTGCTGACCAGGGAACGATGTGTTCCACCTTGATGTTTCGCATGTTTGAGTCACTTGTTCGCGCCTGAGACAGATACCCAGCCATCATCTGTAGGCATCGCTTCGCTTCACCTGACCCGGTGTCGCCCTTGATGATCGGCCCTGCAAGCATTGATGCCAAGTGCCAAGACAACGTCATCACGAACAGCGGCGTGAATTTGGTCGGGTCAGACACAAGCGACTGATACCGGAGCATTGCGCTCGCCTGGTTGGTGTAAATCACACCCGCACCAAGGGTGTCAGCCTCAACGGCGTACGGCTGCGGGACGTACTGACCTGCCGCAATGAGCGGCGAGTAGTTGTGTCCAAATGACGGGCTGTCAGTAGGGACGAACTGCGTCGCGTAGTCGTTGGCAGCGTCAGGAGGCAGCACACTGACAATGGTCACGCAGTCACCAGGCACTGCGTATGCGTACTCCCACTCCGGCCACACGTTGGTCACCTGTGCAAGATTGACACGCTTGGAACCGAAGTTCCAGTTGTGCATTTGCAGGAGTGAGTCGCGAGCAATGGGGTAGAAACGATGACACAACCCGGCTTGAAACGATGCTTCAGGCGGGTCAATGCTTGAGACTGTTGCCTCATCCCCGATGTGTGATAGAGCAAGGTTGCAGATGTCAACTTCCGATGCCATAGAAACCTCCTAGAAACAAGGGGGAGCCGTGGTTTCCCAACGACTCCCCCCATGCGGCAAATCAAATCAAAGAATCAACCCTCGTCAACGTCCGCTTCATCATCCGAAGACTTACGCTTGCCCTTGGCTTTCCACTTCCTTCCGGAAGCATCAACCGTTGGCTCGCCGTTGCCTGTGCCTGTCACCAATTCGACACAGTCATTTGAATCTCCGTTGTACTCAAAGACATCACCTTCCTCGCGGATGGAGTTGTCGATGTAGCACTTAACTTTGGCGCGGTACATTGGCATGGTTGAATCCTAATTACTGAACAGTAAATCCGGATGCGTAGAACTTCTTGCCATCCTGAATGTCAGAAGTGATGTAAGCGCACACAGCACCTGTGGTTGGGGTTGAACCGATAGTGCTATATCGCGCTCCTAAGTACCGCGCACCAACACCTGAGCCGCCTGTTGCCTTGTAGATACCAGGCGTGAGGCGAACGTAGTACGAGTTTCCTGCTGGGGTCAGATCAGCAAGTGCAATTGCACCCGAAGATCCACCAGCAACAATGCCCGTAGTAAGAGCAGCATCCGTTGCGTAAATCACTTCAAACTGAAGCGAGGTGAGCGTGTTGTACGCTGCGGTAAGCGTAAACACCATGTACAGATCTTCGCCTTCGCCGATGTCGCGAGCAACGCCAAGATCAATACTGTTTGTGGAAACGACCGGGGTTCCCGCGACAGGCAAAGCAGCCTGTCCGGTGATTGATCCGGTTGCCGGAACAGTTCCGGAAACGACTGATAGTGATTCAATAATCATGTGAGTAATTCCTTTCTAGGAAATTGACTTAGGAAACTTGCGACTCGGTGTTGATGAGCGAATCGACCTTGCGGATTGGAACGCCTTGGAACGACAACCATGAGTTTGGCATACCAAACTGCGAAAGACCTTCGTTGACCTTGAGAACATACTGACTCTTGTCCATCGCCTGAATGGCAAGACCACTATGAACAGTACGGTTCATGTAGAAGGCAGCGCGACCCATTGACAGATTTGGGATGCGGTAAATGGCGCGTGACATCATTTTGATAAGGTTGGTTGCAGCAGTTGCGGCCTGACCGTTTGTACCGGCAATCAAGTCGGTGGTGTTGATGTTGCAGATACGAACAACATAACGCCAGTCCTTCACAACAAGACCGTTCTTCCACTGATAGCGGGTCGCATACGCTTGCATGCGGTTGCTGCTGTCGTAGACGGTCTGTTCGCCAAGATCCTCATGCACAAGTCCTGCCTTGGAACCCTTAGGGAACGGGCAGTACACGGTGTTGTCGCCCCACACAACGAGGTACACCGAGGTGCTTGCAGTGCCTGAGTATGTACTAGAACCCTTAGCGTCCAATACGTTGGCAATGTTGCCAGCACCAGTAAGTGCGGAGTAACGAGGAGCAAGACCAAGGTACGACTTTGGTTCGGTGGCAGGATTGCCGTAGAACAAGGTCGTTGCCTGAGTTTGATTCATCGCCTCAAGGAATGCGGTGTCTTCGGACAAACGGAATTGAGCCGTGTTTCCGTTGAGCATTGCAAGATCCTTGTCAACTTCGGAACGAGCCTCAAGGATGCCGCATGCTTCGTCAACCTGTGCGGTCGATGACTTGCTGTTTGGGATGCCTTGATTGAGTGCGCGCCAATACACGGTTGGAAGACCAGTACGAATGACTACGCGTTCGCCGGTTGGCAAATTGCCTTCCTTGAACACAGCGTCCTCAAGGACTTCGTTGGTTTGCGACAGAAGTTCGGCGATAATTGGAACGGTACCGTTTGGATCTAAACGCTTCGCCCAGTCGGCGAGTGTTAGATTGCTATTGCTATTTGCGATTACTGCCATGTGAGTGTTTCCTTATAAATTAGGACTGTTTGGAATAAAGGAAGGCTGCTTGGCTGGCGAAGTCTCGCGGCCGTCCCTGTGTAGGGGCTGCACCGTTTGCTTGTCCAACGTAGCGGTCTTCGGAAATTGACTTACCCGCTCGGAACATAAACCGGATGAACTCCGGGTGATTTCCAAGACCGGATTCGTTCAGTAGTGATCGAAGTTCAGGTGTCCCGAACTGGTCGAGTGCTTTCTTCGCGGTGGACAGGTTCTCGGAGAGTTTCTCTCCCCCGAATTCCTTGTCAACCTTTGAACTGTCAGCCCATTGTGTACGAAGTGTCTCGATCTGCTGGGCTTGACGCGCCTCCATCTTTGGAGCCATGCGGTCAAGTACCTTCTGTGCAGCATCTTGGGTCAGGTTCAATTCCTTTGCAACTTCAGCGAATGCGGTTAGCACTTCTGCGTCGAATGCTTTGCCTTCTGAGGCTTTGAATTCGTACTTTTCGGGTGCGCCCTGTGGAGCGTCAACCTTTGTTGCGTCGGGTTCGACAGCCTTGGTTGCATCCGCAACTTGCTGTTCCTGTCCTTCAGTTGCCTTGCCACCGTAGAGCGCGTCAGCAATGCTTACATCGCTCTTGGGTGCAGCGTCAGCGACAGCAGTGTCATTGGTTGTTGCTGTTGTCGTTGTCAGTGTGTCTGCCATTGTGTTCCTTCACCATCGTTGGGTACAACTCCGGGCAAAGCGAGTGGATCATGTCGAGGGTACGCAGTCCAAAGTTCCGGTTTCCTTCTGCAAAGGCCATTGCCATTGCATTGGTGTTGAAACTAAGCCTAAATACTCCAGCCTGATCAAGATGTCGCCACAAGAATCGGCGACCTCGCTTGCTACTCATCAACCACTTGATATCCGATTCCTCGATTTCCTTGGACAGTTTGTCGCGCAGATCGCGTTCTGCTTTCGTGCGCTCCTGTCCACGGATGTCGAGCGGGTCATAGTTGCTCATTGGATAAATTTAGCGAGCGTTATTCACAATACGGGTACTACACCTGAGAAGGTGACGGTGATCCGTACCCTGAGAATTGATTCATCACATCCATCAACGCGTTCTGACCGCCGCCAGTCGGAGCCTGTGCAAGATTCTTGGCGGTCTGACTTTCTTGCTGCATCATTGCGACCTGCTCCTTTGCAGCCATCGCCTTGTTCCGTGCGTCGCGGATCAGTGCCACCTGCTTGTCGGCAACGATCAGACTTGGGTCAACACCGAGCATGTCGGAGTACGAGTCCACCCACTGGTCAGCGTCAAACTTGTCAAGCACATCAGGCTTGAAGGTAGCGACTTGACCGAGGTTCCCAACGAATCTGTCAACGCTGTTGGTTCCGATGGCGCGTTGAGCCTGGGCAAGCATTGACACGAACTCAACGCTCAAGTCCATGCCTTGCAGTTCGGGTGGTGCTGGCGGGACAATGCCGGCTGCAACCATGCGAGTAAAGGTGATGTCAATCAGCGGGTCAAGGAGTTCGTTGTGCAGACGCTCAAGCACCGGGCCGAGCATTAGCAGTTTCTCCTCATGCCGCTCTGCCACCTCAGTCGCCGTCATGCGGGTGTCGGTGGCGTTGGCAAGCATCAGGAACAGGTCAGCGTAGAACGATCCGCGCACACGCTCGCGCACATCCTGAATGTCACCAAGCAGGTGTTGCAGGTTGAGGTTGACCTCAAACGCGGTCTTGATCCCTGAGTTGACACCATCGACAAACGTAATACCACCAGGCAACATCTCAACGTCGCGGTTCTTCATGTTCGCCGGGACTTGCAGCGGCGGTTTCGTCTGGTAATCGATGACCTGCGCCTTGCGTAGTTGTTCGTGTTGCAGTTGCTTGATGTCACCCAATGCTTCCATGCCAGGCGAGTTCCCGTAGATATCACCCCCAACGGTTGACCAGCGAGGGACAAGGCATGGGAACTGAGCAAATCCACTTTCAGATAGGAACTTGTTTGGCTCTCCTCCGATCTCAAAGTAGTAACTAGCCCACGGCATATTCTTGTTGTCGCGCTTTGAATGATCGCGGTCAGCGCGAGGTTCAATCGCATGAATAATGCTGATCCATTGGTCAAGGGAACCCCTGTCGAATTGGTTCTGCACACTTGTCGAACAGTTCTTGTAGCCAAACTCTTTGACGAGTTCGCTGACGGTCTTTTCAAATTCTCGGTACAGGGTGCAAACGCGACCCTGATAGTCCGTGGCAATGCAATACTCGCCGCAAGTCACGGGGTACTGGTGGATGACATTAGTGAAGTCCGGCAGCACGATTGAGGCGGCCGTACCAAATGTCCCAAGTTCCTCGTACATTCCGTGCAATGCGCGATATGTGTTGGATCGTTGAAAGACCAACTGCATGCGCTTCGTGACATCATCAAGCCACAGTTTAACTGGCTGGTAGGAGTTCAACTCAGGGTCGGCGGTTCCGAGTCGAAACCACGGCCGCGCCGGCGAAGTTGCACCAGCCATCATCCCTGCACCGAGAGTTCGTAGGGCGCGAGTCCCTGTGTTGTCGTAAATGGCGTTATGTCGGCGGTGTCCTTTGTCGCGGTCTTGCGTGAAGTATCGACCATTGCGAGGAAGGATGAAGGTTGTCAACTCCTGATAGTGCGCCCACCAAGACGCACGTTCAGACTTGAGTTGACCCCACCGCGTGAACAGCCTGTCGCGTGTTGGAGCGTTTTCGTACGAGTTGTTGTCGCCAGTGTATTGACTCATGTTTATCCACCTAGCAGCGAACTGCGTCCGAGCGCGAGCGAGTTCGGGTCAACACCTGCCGGCCCGGTAAGCATTGTTCCTGACACACCACTACCTGCTGCCTTTGATGCACCTGCCATGATGCTGCTGACATCGGGTGAGCGGCGGTTGGCAGCGTTGATTGCCATCTCGCTTTGGCGTTGCTGGGAGGCTGCTGCTTGTGTTGCCTGAGCCTGCGCCTTCTTCTGTTGACGCATTGCGTCCTGTTGCGCCTGTTGTCCTGCCATTGCCGAAGCGGCAGACACACCAACCCCTGCGGCGGCTGCGCCGGCTCCGATTGCTGCTGCTCCGGTTGCTGCTGCTGCTGCTGATGATGCGCCAAGCGCAAGTCCAAGTGATGTAAATAGTGGCATTACAGTTCCTTTGCGTATGTTCGTTCGCTTGCCTGGAATCCCATCCGAGTGAGCATCCGCTCCACGGTGGTGTTGACCATCAGGTCTGACATTGTGGCGACTTGTGCGCCTTGTTCCTTTGCCCACGCCTCGTAGGCCTTGACAAGCAGGATGGCTGCTCGGCTACCCCGTGCGTCTTCGTTGACCCACCATGCAAGTTCGTGCGCCATCTTGACACGGGGGCAGAACCAAATGGGGTTGA